GATTATCAGCAGTTTCGGAGACGAAAAACATCGAAAAAAGGCTGATTTTTCTTTGGAGCGTTAAAGTTGGGCTAATACCTACCTTTTATAGCACCTGAAACGAAAACGACCGAAGTGAAAGAAAGACGCATAAAAAAAAATGTCGGATATACGAGAGGCAGATACCAAAGGTTGAAACTCAACTCCCTCAGCTCTAGAATCCGCATAAAATTTTTAACTATTAAACTTGTGAGATATGAAAGGTACTGAATTATTCAAGGCTGCTATCCAAAACTACTTGGAGTATAGAGCAATGACAGACGATTTGTTTGCACCACGATACGCAAATCCGGCAAAGAACATTGACGATTGCATAACCTATATACTTAATGAAGTTCAGAAAAGCGGAATGAACGGATTTGATGATGATGAAATCTATTCTATGGCTATGCATTACTATGATGAAGATGATATTGAAATCGGAAAGCCTATCAGTTGTAAAGTAATGGTAAACCACCATGTTGAACTTACTGAAGAGGAAAAGCAGAACGCACGCAGAAAGGCTATTGAGCAATATCAGCAAATGGAGCTCAGCAAGTTACAAAGCAGAGCAAAACAGAAATCATCTGCAACTCAGACAACCAATGTTCAACCCTCATTATTTGATTTTTGATTATGAAGCCGAAAACACGTATTCAGTCTGAAATTGTTACATTATCAAAAAGACTGAAAAGCATATCAGAGAAGCAAAAAGCATACGCATACAAGCATTGTTTCAGCCATATTGCACGTATGACGAGTAAAGGAATTGTAACTTGTACCGATTGTGGTCATTTTTGGAAGGGTGAAAATATCCCTTCCTCAGACCATGCGGAATGTACTTGTCCCCATTGTGGAAGCAAATTGGAGGTAATGAAAACCCGTCAGAGAGTGTTTAAGGGTACAGAATATTTCTCTATCATTACAACCTGTAAAGGTTATCAGGTAATCCGTTTCTTTATTGTCAGAGCCAATAGAAAGGTTGGCTATCAAGCGAAATATGAAATCAATGAAATAGTACAGCAGTGGATTGCTCCTAATGGTAGAGGTGAGATTATAGCACGTTTGCGGTGTATGTCCTCCATGTATTATGATTTGTGGAATGAACACAGCTGCATGGAACTGAGGTCAAATAGTAACCACTTTGCATACGATATTACTCCACAATGTACCTATCCACATATCAGAATTATGAAGAAAATCAGACGAAATGGTTTCAAGGGAAAGTTTTACGATATATCCCCCAATGCTTTTTTCAAGGCAATCCTATCTGATAACAAGATGGAAACATTACTTAAAGTCGGTCAGATAGAAATGTTCCGTCATTTCATTCGTTCAAGTGCAGGTATAAATGAATATTGGACAGCCCTAAAAATATGTATCCGTAATGGTTATGAAATCAGCAATCCTTCTGAATGGTGTGATTATATCAGACTGTTGAAACACTTTGGAATGGATATTCATAATTCCAAATACGTTTGTCCGAAAGATATTGTTTCCGAACATGACAAGTTGGTCAGAAGAAGGAATGATGAAATTAGACGGGAAGACAATGAACGCAAAAAGGTTCAAGCTATAGAGAATGAAAGGATATATAAGGAGCAAAAGGGTAAGTTCTTCGGTATCTCATTCACAGACGGCATGATTCAAGTACATGTTTTGAGCAGTGTACATGATTTTATTGAGGAAGCCGAGATAATGCACCATTGCGTATTTTCAAATTCCTACTATCTGAAAGAAAATTCTTTAATACTATCGGCTACCATTGAAGGTAAACGTATTGAAACTATTGAAGTTTCATTGAAAACTTTAAAGGTCGTACAAAGTCGAGGTGTATGTAATAAGAATACTGAATACCATGAGCAAATAATAAACTTGGTAAATCAGAATATGGGAATGATACAGAAATGTTTGGTTGCTTAACGGATATATGAGATATGAAAACTACAGAAATAAATCAGAGTATAATCGGAAAAAGGTGTGAATGTATGTTCACCGGTATAATGGTAAAAGGTACTATTACTGAAATAGAAGATTGTAAGTATTCAGTGAACGTAAAAGTTGTCTTTGACTCCCCACAGGTGTACAAATATTGCTGATAATCAGCTTGATTTTTAAAAGAGGTACTATTTTAGGGACTAAAACCTTTAAAGTACCTCTTTTTATACTGTTTCAAAGATTTTGGGACATACTTCTGTAAAAACAACTCAAATCTATGCGAAGGTGATGGATGGGACCAAGAAGGAAGCTGTAAATATGATTCCAAAGCTATAAAAATGAAGCAAGGATACTTGCTTCATTTAAATTGGTTGAAATAGTTCATTATATTTTGTGGCATTTCCCGAAGTCCGCAACATATATACCGTTCGGTCTGTGTTATGCTTGCGTGTCCTGCCATCTTGCTGATCATGTATAGGTCCGCGCCCAGCAGATATAAATTTGTTATACCGCTTCTTCTTGCTGTGTGTGAGGAAACAAACTGCCATTTTTCGCCTTCAACATATTCTCCGGCTTGATATAGCTTCACCCGTTCGGTTATTCCTGCCTTGCGGCAAATTTCCCGTATTGTGGAATTAAAGCAGACATCTGAAACCGTTCGTCCTGTCAGGTCGTTCGCCTTATTGTCTTCCATGAGCCGGAGAAGGGCGGGGGAAACTGGTATTTCCGCTTGGATATGGGTTTTCTTTGATACATACACCAGTCGTCCGTTCGATATGTTTTTCTTGGTAAACTCCACATAATCGGAATGCCGGGCGAGTGTAAGTACGCCCATGCAGAACTGATTTCTCACAAGCCGTTCAGTGCTGTTTTCGGGCTCGTATTTCAATAGTTTTCCTATTTCCCTATCGGTTAGCCATGTCTGCTGCGAAACATCGTTTTTGACGCTTAAAACAGCTTCATATCCTTTGGGTAAATCTATTTCTTCGTTGTATAGGTTAAGCACGGCTTTCAGCATGGCGCAATAGGTTTTTACACTTGTTCGGGCAAGTCGTTCGTTCAGGTATGCGACAAACCTTGCCAGCTTGGGTTTCGTGATATTCTCCCATGTAGCCGGGCAGCCGTTCGCCTGTTCGTACATGTCAAGTATCTTTGTGTATTTGGGGTATTTGGTTGCAAATGCAACTTTTAGTTCTGTGTTCATGCTTTCCTGTTTTTCAATTCCTGTCTTGCTTTTATCCGTTCAATTCGTTCAAGCCGTTCCTTTTCCTTTCTTACAAGCTCATTCATGAACTTGGATTTGTTCGGCTGTGTTTCTATCAGTTCCTGCAAATCAATGTCAAACTTGAAATTATAATTTCTGGTCTTTCTTGGCGTTTCGTATTTCTTTTTCATATTATAGTTGTTTTTAGGTTTACTCTAAACCCGCCGCTCGGATTGACGGCGGGGCATCCTGTCAAGAAACGTTGGGCCGAAAACCTCAACGTGCGAAGCTATGTTTTGTTATGTGGCGATTCTTTCCTGTGCCGTCCCTTATGCGGATGGTGTTAGGTTTTTGAAATCGTTTACAGAAACCCGAAAGCTGTTTGCCCGGTTCCGATGTCGGCAAAACGCTTGTTTCATGCCTGAAAATCTTTGGCTTTATTGATTCGTTGAGTATTTGGCATTTGCTTGCTATCTGGTTGTTCATGTCGTTTAATGGTGCAGCTTTGCACTTGACCCGTTCAGGAGTACAAAGTAAGTACAGGATAGATTCAAGTCTGATATAATCGAAAGTTGCTGCCCGGTCGTTCGGTTCGCTTGATGCTTCTTTGGCCTCTTGCCGTTCGTCCGATGGTTCGGAAATTGCGTTTATTTTGTCTTCTATCGGTTCGGGCGTGATATTTGCAGCCCTGTAAAGCATTTCCAGTCGTTTTAAAGTACGTTCTATCTCTGTTTTTATCAGAAGGTCGGAAACTTCAGCAATAAAGCCCATAAGCGTATTAATGTAGTTTGCCTGTTCTGCTTCGCTTGCAATGTAAACCGATGGGAATTTTTCTGATTTCTTTTCTAAGTTAATCCCTAAAGAATCGCATAAAGCCTCATATATCGGGGTAACGGCTTTTGTTCGGTCGGTAAAGTCCCATTTTCTTAGCTCGTTTTTTACACCTTCCGTTGTTACCAAATTTAATATATAGTCTTTGCCGGATGGTTGATAAGTCAAGTAATACCAGATTCCACGGCTATAAAAATATACATCCTCCTTATGCTTTGCGTCAACGGCTACAATATTGCTGTATTTAATCAGCTTTTTCTTTTTCGTTATTACTTTATTTTCTTTGTTTAGATACATTGCCTTTTCATTGATGGGTATTTCATCCGGGTTACCGAAACAAAATCTTATCTTTTCGCTTTGTCTTACCCTGCAAAGCGTTTCAAACTTCCACACAAAATAAAATACCTGTTCAGCCTTGAAAGAGCATGAGAAAGAACCGATATTTACGGTATATTGTTTCTTCTTCAGGCTGTAAAGTTCCCATACGATATAATCGCCTGAACAGTCTTTATTATTTGCCAGTTCGGCGGCTGTATATATGCCTTCTTTAATTATCATATCGTTATATACTTCACCGGATATGCGCCTGAGTTCCGCCAATATTATTTTGTTAAATTCCTTTTCTTCCATACTTCCAAGTTTTAAGAGTTTTTTATTGCGTAAATGAATCCGATAATAGCCCCCAGCAGGATAAACAGTAAAGGCAGCCAGCCAAACAGCCCCAAGCAGAGCAAGAATAAAACTATAATCCATAATAAGCAGCCCATAATTAATAATTGCTTAGTGAGTCGTAATAACTCTTGTTGTTCATATACTCGTTTACTATCTCCCTATCTGTGCATCCGTCGCCAAGCTGCAATACTATTTGCTCGTAGGCATCCTGTGGCATGGTGTACAATACTTGTTCGGTGTAATCGTTCGTTCCTGCATAAGCGAAGGCAGCGAATACCGCCAACGCTGCAAATGTTGTCTTTATTGTTTTCATATGTTCATATGTTTAGAAATTGGCATAAAAAAAGCCGGACTATTTGCCCGGCTGAAAATTCTTTCACTAAGTTAACGGTTATTTGTGTGCCGTTTTTGATTCTTTATGAAGCTGGATAGCGCCCCAAATTCCGCCGCATATTGCGAGAATGCCAAAGAATGACAAAAATAATAATAGTTCCATACGGTTCAATTTTTAGAATTAGATAAAGCGATAAAAATAAGCCCGGTTATCAGCGTGGCAATAACAACAAGAATGCCTAAACCAAATAGAGCTAACTTGTTTACATCAAGTTTCATTATTCCGGCAAGAATCACCCCACCGAATACCAACTTTGAAATATCTATGCTGTATTTACCAAGTTCAGCAAACAAAGCTTCTTTCTTGTTCTTTTCCATAAATGCAAATATATGATTTATTACTTAATATTACTTCGAATCGTCCCTTTTTAACTTTTTTGTGTCCTCTGCATTTTGTTCGGGCTTGGAACCGTCTGTTTAACAGGCTGCATTACACGACGCACGCGCCCGCCTTACCGGGACATTATACCATTTTGGAACGTGTGTTTTTCCTTATTCAGTGCCATGACACTCGGACACGTTAACGGGTGCGTAGCTCTATCCCTCAGTTTATATACCGCTGTCGGGGTCGTGCGGCGTAGGCTATGTTATTGCGCCCGTGTTGCAACCGAATGCAACCGCAATAAATTGCGTATCAAAATAACAGGCATTGTTGTATGTTTATTTCTGTACTTCTTTTAATTCCTTTTCATGGTTTATTTTGATTAATTCCATATCTATTTTATGTAATTCTTGTAAATAGCGGATAATCTTTGTTTTGCTTTTTAATTTTTTGAGTTTAGAAATATTGCCGATCCCGTTACTATCTGTTCTTACTTCTCCGTTCTTGAAAATCATTAGTATGCAGCTTGTCTGTCCTTCCCGGTCGGTTACTATTTCTCCCACATGGAAGCCGTTCAGCTCTCGCAATTCTCCTGCATTAGAACAATAGTTAAAATAATGTTGTGTAATATCTATTATCATGGCAGTATTATTTGAAAATGTGTCCGTTTTCCGTTATAAATATCTTTGCGCCCTGTAATGTTCGGAAATGATAAGGGTGCAGCTTGTCAGACCGCCACCAGCCAGAAACATATTCAAGCCGGAAGCCTTTATACTTGTACGTCTTCATCTCTTTACCCTCCATCAGTTTAAAAACTCTACTTGTGTACCTTTGTAAAAATGGTCTGTATAACAGTCTATCCCGTTTTTATCCTCGTAATCGGGGAAGTTAAACCACTTATCCAGATAGTAGCGGCTTATTTCTTCCGGCGTTCCGTTGATACTGGTTATTACTTCGTTTGTATTCCCTTGTTTATCTTCAAAGTGTACTTTTATTGTTGTCATAGGGTTATTTCTCCTTATTATTTTGCGTTATAATAAATATTTGGTTCTGATGTTACGTTATAGATAAACGATCCGCAATGGACTAAAAGCGCATCAATACCGTAATATAGTCTTTTCATCCCTGTAATGCTCCCTGATTTATGGAAGTTTGGAAAGCGGGATATATTAACCCGTTTCCCTTCTTCTATTGTCATTGTACGTGCCCTCATAATATTTTATGTTGTGCAGGGCTTCCGCCCTGCTGTGGTTACACTTAAATGTATTTATCTAATTCCTTTTCAAGTTCCGCCCGGTTGATTTCTGGGAACAGTTCTAAAACCAAATCTAAAGCTCGGCAATAATTCCCGCTATATTCCTCCGTGTCCATTAACCGTAAAACCATCGTACACGGAATACTTTTATAATGGTTGCCGCTTTCAATCTTGTAACCTAATAAATTGCGCTTATCTATAATTATATAGTTCATTTTCTTGTCCTCCTTACTTTGACAAATTAATATTTCCGATAGTGTTTAATATTCCGGTGAAGTAGCACCGTATTTCGTTCTGGTTGCTGAAGAACTGAGTATAACGCCCGTTTGTGATATTGTAGCCTCCGTTTGTCTTTTCCACGTTCACAGATATACCGGCGTCCAAAATGTTTATATACATCATTACGTTTTGGGTGTTCATCCGTTCGAAGTGTATCAGGTTGCTAACTTGTTCAGGTATGAAATAAGTAACCCCGTTGTCATCTCGGAATCTGTAACCCTCGTTTGTGATCTCGATTAATTCGGCTTCTACGTTCTTACTGCTGTAATTGATGGTAAACCATACGTTTGAAAATGTCGTTTTCATAATGCTATAAAATTAAATTGTTAATGGTTCAAACTTTATAGCGTGCGGATATTGATTTATGAGGATTTACGGCTATATTTGCAATAGGAAATAAAACCCATGTACGGCGGTTACTATTGTTCGCCGCCGTGGTTCGGTTAAGTGTTACGCTTAAAGTTCCAGAATAAACGAAACTTTTACTTTCCAAACCTTAATACAGATTTTTATTTCCATATTAAACACGGGATTCAGGCTAATTTAAGTTAGCCGCTTTCGGTGGATTATTCCAGCTAACAGAGTGTAGCAGTTAACGCCTGTTGCACTCTTTTTTTATAACCGTATATCAGTAAATCAATGTTTGATTAAGTTATAAACGCCTGTTCACTCTCTTGCTATTACTATAATATCGCACATTTTGCCGGTTAAACCTTCGGTTAGGTGTCTTACGTCAAGATTTTAGTAAGACTCGGAAATCTGACTTATTGACGTTGCAGCACTCGGAATTACCAAGGGAAGATATTGCGTAAATCGCTGAACCATGTGTTAGCATATAGCAGGGCTTTACCCTTCTACAGCACGTTTATAACATTAAATCAAAATTAAATGGGAGAATATTTGCAGAAGAGAAATTAAAGAAGTACTTTTGCCTCCGTCTGGGGGGGTACTTCTTTAAGTATTCCCAACCTGCGGGAGTTTCAGAGGTTGCAGCCTTTGAAGCTCCTTTTTTATTCCAGCATTTAAAAACACGCTTCACATAATCAGAAGAACCGACCTTTAACAAGGTATCTTTTACCTCCTTTTCTGTACTACAAAGATACTAAATTTCTATTTAACTACAAAGAAATATACTACTTTTTTTAAAAATAATTTATTGTAAATCAGTGTTTTATATGTAAATATAAGCCTTGTTTTGACACGCTTTTTTAACACAGAACAAACAGCCATGAGGACAAGGATAACGCAATACAGAGAACAGGAACAAGGCAGAACCCAGCCAACGGAAAGACAAAGCAAAAGGCAAAACCGCAAAGAGATGGGCAAGCGAAAAGGGAACAACAAAAAGAGAGCAAAAGAAGGAAGGAAAAGGGGAGAAGGCGACACCGCTATTCGCCGAATGTTTTTTGTTCTTGTTCCCACTGGCTTGCGCCCTCGTGGGTGTGTTTCGTGGTGGTTTATATTATTGGTATAATATAAACCATTGTGTTTATAATAAATTGATTATCAGATGTAACAAGAGGGGCAGCCCCCCCTAACAGACGGGGGAAAGCCGCCATGTGACCTCATCTAAAAATTTTTTTTCTGATTTTTTTCTTCTGTTTTTCGTAGTCGTTCCGGTGATGTTTTGCTTTACTTAAGAATTTTTTTTACAGCATGATAGGTGCTTATTTTCACATAATTACGTTTTTCTTCTGATTAGTTGCATTTGTAATAGTTGTTTTGTAAATTTGTGGTGTGGCTGTAATATGCTGATGATAGGATTATAAGAAGAAAAAGAAGATAAGTATAGTATCTTAGGTAATATAGTAGTAAAGAGTAGTTTGTTTTCTATATTATAATATATTATTGGCTATCTTCTTTGTTTTCGATTATGTTCGGATGAGATAATGATGTTGCTAATATAAGGAAAAAGACTGTATAATGGATAGGAGAGAGCTTAAAATTTACGTTTTAGGGCTGCTTGGCAGATATAGTTCAGAGAAGAAGGAAGTCTTTGCTGCCATATCCGCCATAAAGAGCAATCCTGACAGGCTGGACAGGTATAATAAGGTTGTGAGGGACTTGCCTTTATGGAATGAGGATTTCGGCTGTATCTATGGCAGAGACTATTCTTATTATGTTTTCAATGGGAAATATTTCGAGCCTGTTGCATACGATGTCATAGAGGTTGGACTGGAGTCATGGCTTGATAGCATGGGGGTATCTTCCATAGACCGTAACAGACGAAGCCTTTACACCTATATGGCTACGGTGTGCAACAGGATTCGCGACAGGGTTCTGAAGCCTGATTTGAGCCTTATGTGTTTTGAGAACGGAGTCGTGGATATGTCAAAGTTAAAACTGCAACCATTTTCCAACAGGTTTGATGTGATAAAGCAGTATTCGTTCAAGTTTGACAGGAAGGAGATATTCAACTGCCCTATATGGAAAGCTTTTCTTGGAGAGTCTTGGCTCCCTATGCAGGAAGTGGATGGTGTGTTGCCGGAAAAGGACAAAAGAAGGCTTTTGCAGATGTTTTTGGGTGCTTGCTTGGTAAACCGTAAGAATATATCGTTTGAGTATTTTATGATTCTGCAAGGAACGGGGGCAAACGGGAAGAGCGTTATTTACCGTGTCTTGCAGGATATGCTCGGGCAGGAGGAGATACTTAACATCAAGCTGGGACAGTTTGCCAAAGGCGGGGACGAGAGTCTTAGGGCAGCTTTTTCTATGGACGGCAAAAGGATGATGTTCTGCACCGAAAGCACGAAAAGGGATTTTGCCGATACGAGTACCATAAAGGCGTTGAGTTCTGGAGAGCCGATAGCTTGTCGAGAGATAGGGGGCAATATTACAATGATGCAGAGACCGCCAGTGCTTATATGTAATTCCAACTACCGGTGGAAGCAGGCGGATTTTCTGAATAGGGACGACCCGGACGACATGAGTATGCAGCGCAGGGCTGTTGTGGTAAACTTTGACAAGACCATTCCGACCGAGAAGAGGGACACGATGCTTGCCCAGAGGATGCGGAAGGAACATGCCGGCATATTCGCATGGATTGTCAAGGGGCTGTGCGAATTGAAGAAGAACAACTGGAGGATGCCGGAGACTGTCGGTGGCAAGATTGAAGAGAAGCTTAACAGGATGCGTTCTACCGTTATCACTGATGACGGGCGCAAGATTGACGGGAGTGTGTCGGAATACCTCAAATACAAGGCTTGTGTGCCTGTCTATGCAGAATCACGGGTTAAGGTGTTGCTTTCGGCCACGGAACTTAAACGCAATTATGACCGCTTTTGCAAGAAAGCGGGGATAGTTCCCGTATCTCAAAGAAAGTTAAGTTTGGACTTGATTTCTTTGGGGTATGAGCGGAAGCAGACGGCAGGGAAGGGCAATGCTTCAACTTACACGCTGTGGTGCGATGATTCGCAGATTGCGGAGAATTTTATGAAGCACGTCCCGAACATAGCGGAGAACGTAAAGGAATCGCTGTTTGAGGGATGGGAATATACGGACGAGGAATTTCTGGAGGATATTGATGATGAAGGACAAGAATAACAAAATAATGAGTTTATCCTCGTGATTTAACCATTTCGTTTGTGATTGAGTGAAATAGGAAAATTTAAGGACTAATGTTATGGATAAGGATATTATTGAAAGATGGTATAAGAACAAGGAGAATTTAAAAAGATACTTTGAAACCCATGTGCAAAGAGAGTATTCTGAATATACGCAGGTTGTTGGAGCACTTATAAAATATTGTTTAAACAATAATGTGGGTTCTGGAGATGAGTTTTCTGAATTATTTGATGTTTCTGATTATGGAGATTATCAAGGTACACAAATATTCTTGCTTCATAAAGATACATATCAACCCAATATAGGCGATTATTATGTTTTTGACAACTATTATGGTTCTTGTAGTGGTTGTGATACGTTATTGGGCATTTCAAATTATGACGAAGGTTATCCGTCCGAAGAACAGGTAAGCGAATACATGAATTTGTGTTTGCATATGGTTCAGAGAATGAAATGCTTAAGTAAACTATATGAATTGGATAATATGGAGGAATAAAATATGAGTGAAAAGAAAGCAATAGCAAGAGTAGGTAACTTCATTGTTACCAAAGAGAGCGGTAACGGTATGGAATGGGTATCTGTAAAGGCTTCTTCTGGCTTCTGGACGATGCGTTTCAGAGAGGACAACCAAATGTACCATACAATTCTGATGTTGTGCGAGAACGAGAATCTTTATTCTTATTTGGAAGGCTGGATTAACTCTGTGTATGTATTGAGCAATACCACTCCTGATTCGGAGTTCTTTGAAGCGTTCTATAATGCTTATGATGCGATGAACAAGCGTAAGCTGGCTGAACCTTTATCCGACAAGGAGGATGCGGAGATTTTGGAAGATGTGAAAGCTATGGAAGAAATGAAGGAAAAGGCTAAGAAAGAGATTGATAATGAGAACAAAAACACTGAATAAAGATATGTTGCGGTTTGTGGCAGAATTGCAGCGCGAGAAGTCTGAATTGGAAGCAGACCTGAAATCCCTTGCGTTAATGGCTCTTGGAGAATTGGAAACTATGTTTGAATCCAATAATGATTATGTGGGAATAATTGCAAGATATATTCGAGATAGTAAGGAATGAAAAATAATTCGCTATTTTGCGAATTTATAGATATAAATTGCTATCTTTGCTGGAAATGAAGGTTGTATGATAGTAACATTTGACAAGGAATACCTGAAAGAACTGTATGAGCAGGGGAAATCCGGCGACAAGAAGCACCGCTTCCAGCCTGATATAGTTCGCAGATACAAACGTTGTATAGATATAATGATTGATACTCCGGACATCGTTTCTCTTGGTAAATATGTCGGGCTTAATTTGGAGAAGCTTTCCGGAGACAAAAAAGGATACTGTTCTGTAAGAGTAAACAGACAATACCGCATAGAGTTTACAGTGGATGAAATTCAGGGAGAGGTTGTTACTACTATCTGCAATATAACAGAATTGTCTAATCATTATAAATAATTGATTATGGTTAATATTAATGGCGTAGACCCTAAAATGATAGCGAATAATCTGAATTCTTTTGAACCTACACACCCGGGAGAGGTATTGAAGGATGAAATAGAATTTAGAGGCATATCACAAAAGAAACTTGCAGAGGAAATGGGAGTTTCTTATACGGTTTTGAATGAGATACTAAATGCAAAGCGTCCTTTGAATACCGAGTATGCTATGCTTATAGAGGCAGCACTTGATGTGGATGCCGAGCCGTTGTTGAAGATGCAGACACGCTATGACTTGCAGATGGCTAAAAGAGATAATAAATTTATGGAAAGACTAAACAAAGTGCGTAGAATAGCTGCTGTATTATGATAAGGAGCGGAGTAATCACACTCCGCTTTTCTTTTTGGTCTTGGCAAGGTATAGTGAACATTTATAGCACGTTAACGGAAGATAGTAGTGGATGGTGTTGTCTTCGGTCTGAATTTCTTCTTTCTTGGCTTGCGTGATATCGGCAATCATCTGTTTTACTTTGAGCCAGTCGGGGCTTCCGATGGCAAGTTTGGATTTGGCGATAAGGAGTTCTTTTAACTGGTGTTCCTTTGACAATTCGGAGGCCATATCCATTTCAGAATATTCTTCTTCGTCCTCTTCCTTTTCTTTGCGTTTCAGCCTTTTTGTGGCGAGTTTGAGATATGATGAAAAGTTTTGACTTTCCATAAGTGTCTGCATTTCCCTTACGTTCACTTCCTTTGAATAGACTGGATTGTAAAGTCCGGTTATTACGTATGCGTCAAAGTTTGCCCATCCGATGGTAAGCAGGTCGGCGAAAGCCTTTTCACGTTCGGATATTTTCAGTTTCTTTATTTCTGAACGAAGGCTTCTTGATATGAGTGTTGAGTCTGTTTTTGCCATATTGATAATTGTCTTATAAAAATTAATACACAAAATACATTCCGCACTTGCAGTTGAGGTGTAACGGTGGATAAGGTTCTGACATATCATGTATGCGCATTGTAGCTTCATCGCACGTCTGACACGGATAGGAACTGCCACGAAAGATTACGAATCCTTTTGCACCTTTCTCGCTGCCCATGTTCCACCAGTGCTTCATCCATCCTTGCGCCACACCGTAATTGGTAAGTTTGTCAAGTGCGGTAAACATGGAGTTGGTACGTCCGTTTCCGTAGCTTATCCCTTCTGACACAAGTCTTATGGCGGATGCGTTTTTCTTTGCGGCTTCCTTGAAAACAGGGCTCGAGTATGGGTGTGTCAGGTTTGCCGATATGGTTTCTTTGAGTTTTTCTTTTGTCAGACCGAGAATAAGCCCTGCCGCTATTGTTCCTTCCAGTTCGTATTTGAAACGGTTACAATAGATATTATTGCGTTGCGAGAAAGTCTTTCCGTGATTTTCCTTTGTAATATGGGTTGTGATATCTTCCTCGTCTTTTTCGTGAGTAGCTATGGCAAGGATAAGCATCGTATGTTCAATTTTTGATTTCAGCCAATTTATTACTTCGTTTATCTCTTTTTCCAACTGCTTGTTGCGTGAGAAGCGGAATAGGGAAGGAGGTATATTGTATTTGTACGAGATTTCCACAATGCGTGATGCGGCTTCGAGCATGAATTTTTCAAGATTGTTTTTCATGCTCGTTTCCGCTTCAAGGCGTTTCCTGAGATAAGCCTTTGCTTCTTCTATGTCATTCTTGGTTGGCATTTACTTACTGGTTTGTATTGTTCATTTCCATTTGGTACAACAGATCGGCTTCTTGTTGCTGTTTGCGTTCCTTTATAATCTGATCCCAGTCGCCAGTATCAGTATAAAATGATGATACTTTTTTTGATGCGGCCTTCCGTGATATGAATCCGTTTTGTACTCCGATTGCCAAATCTGCAACGATAGCCGAATTGTTTACATGTACATAGGGGTCTATCCACGGGACAAGAGGAAGGGAGGTGAAGTCAATCGTGCGTTCACATTCCATTCCGTAGCCGAAAAGAAATATGTTTACCATTTCCTTCAGGAAAGGCTGGTATTCCTGTGCATCGTTCATAGCTTTTTCGTATGCCGGTGAATAGAGAATCTTCAATGCGGCTGCGGGAAGGTCTCCTGATTTCAGTTCGGGAGGTATCACGGTGAAGGATTGTTCGTATATCATCTTGTAGAAAAACTCCAGTTGCCGCTGGAATGATTCAGAGCCACTTGGCTGATCGAGAAATCCTGCCTTGTCATCCGTTCCCATCTGAAGGACCTTGATAGAACCGTTGAGGTCGTGCTGCATGGGTTCTATGTTTTCCCCTTGTAGATACATTATTGGGAATCCGAAAGCCTGATTGTTCTGTGCCATTTGTGAAAACGAAAGCTCATACCCGTCTATGCTGTCCTGTGAATCAGACCAGCAGGCTCCATTCTCGTCTCTTTTGTAGGCTACCGGGACAAATGGAAATCCGTGCGGTTTGGGTTCTTCGGCAAGTGAATAACCGTCAATCCCAAGCATACGTGTAATGCGATCCATGATGGTCTTTTTCTTTTCTCCGTTTCGTCTGAAACGGTAGAACAATGTATCATCCCATACTTCAAGCCATTCTGTTATGGAAGTACCTGTTTCGTCATAATCAGAGTATGAGCGGGCGAACAGTTCAAGTTTTCCCGATTGGGAATAGTGAGGATAGAGGGTGTCTCCGTTGAGATAAGAGAGGGTTTTCCATTTGAAATTTCCGTTATCCATGAATCCTACAAAAGCTCCGTCGCCTGTGGCTTTGACGGATTTGGCGGCTTCATAAAAAGCCACTTCCATATCCTTGTTGAACCATCCTTTGCGGATGAATGAAAAGGTTTGTTCCTGACTGTCGGACGGTTTATCCTCATTCAGTTCAAATTGAATATCGTTTCCGCAAAGGTGTACAAGCTGTTTTACGAGTATTACCCGTTGGAAGGCAAAAGCATATCTCGGAACAAGTTCTTTATATAGTCGTGTTCCTTGCTTTCCAGTAGGATTCCCTTTTTCGTCAGTAATCTCATAGGTTTCTTCCTTCCAGATGTCCGGGTAGTATTCCTCACTGTTGATTGCATGGCCGGACGGGTAAAGTTCGCGTAAGAAATCGGCTTGGGAGATTATGTGATAAATAACATTGTCTTCTGGTACGTTGGGTAGGGATGAGCCGTAGGCTTCTCCGTTCCTCATATATCCCGTAGGCTTTATTTTCAGCCAAGGACGTTTGGTTTTGATGTACTTCGTTTTCATTTGGCTATGTATTTAGTATGGTCTTGAAACTTGTCTTAGTCCCCATTTCGGTTTGGTACGTTGGGGTTTGATGTTGAAATATTCCCGGTAAATGACAGCTTCGATAAAGTCCGGCGAGTGTCCGACAAACCGTTTCATAAATTCTTTCTTGATGATGGCGAATCCTCTTTCTCCTTCTGCCTGTCTTACGGCTTTACGTTCTTTCATAAGGATGTTTCGTAAGGGTGTAGCTGAATATCCGTTGCCGGAAAATTTCAAATCGAGTAATGAGGGATTGATAGACAGTTTTTCTTCACGGAAGTCTTTTATGAGCATATATGCGCACTGGGATTTAAGTGTGGTGTACATATACTTGATGGAATCTTCTTCCGATTTGGTAACAGCTATCGGCGCGCCCATATTATTAAAGCCGACCGCATTGGGGAAATAGGCACGGAATGTCTGTCCCACTCCGTTAAGGTCATATACAAAGTTCTGTTCCAGTACACCCCATTCACGGAGTTTCATTCTTACAAGGGCAGGAGCATCCTTTGCGCTGGCCCGACAGACATAAATGTCCTGTATGTGCATACCAATCCAAAACAGAAGAACCAAGTTATCTCCCCGGTCAAAAGCCACATCGCAGGACGCACGCCTTACATTGTCTCCGAACTGATAGGCATTGGTGAACATCCGTTCCATATCCTCCATTTTTATAAGGTCATCGCCCGACGCTTTGTAGTTCCAGTTACCTTCCAAGTCCCTTGCGCGTTGTTCTTCATCCTGTTGCGCAAGGTTGGCGAGATAATTAGGGTCAGAAGTTAAAAGGGATATATTTTCCTCCAGTTTTCCTTTGATGAAAGTTACCGATTTGACAAACATGGTAATTTTATTGAACCCGTATTCGGCAAACTCTTCTTTCCATAGAGGGTCAATGATGTTTTTACACTGTCCGTACACTTCTTCAGGGGTATCTCCCCAGTATATCGAATCGGGGGAATCTCCGTCCATGAAACAGTATCTTATCACACCGTCTCTTTCCTCTATCGGCAATCCGTCTTCTCCGATCCACCAGTCTATAAATTTGCGGACCCATGAATCGGGATCGGGATTACATGTGCCATAGAATCTGTTTCGTATGCCGCATGAGTTTCGGTTGGTAGTTAGTATGTACTTGAATTTGTCATAAGGAATATGGGTAATCTCATCAATTCCGATGTATGCGTATTCCTGCCCTTGGAATCTTTTCTTAAAATCCTCTATTGGATCACTAAAATAAGTAAGGAATAGTTTCCCTCCGGCTGTGAAGTTCCATGTCATGTCGTTTTGAGACCTGTTGTATGTACCATATTGGCTAAACAGTTTACTTGATTTTGTTATGATTCCCTTAAAATCACCTTTTTCAGAACGAAGAATGACGGCGTTAAAATCTTTGTTCTTAATGTCTTTAAGGCATTCCATAAGTAATGAGAAAGTCTTCCCGGGTCCTCTGTTTCCGCCAAAGATGGTAATATCCGCATTGGTCGCCAGAAATTTCTCCTGACAACCTTTCTGTGCGATAATCTTCAGATTGCTTGGCGACTTTCGCAATCGTTCTATCTCATCGTATGATAATACCTGCTCTCCTTTATTAGTTGTTATATCTACCATAAACACAAAAAAAGAGCCTTGCATACATAGTCGTAAGACTACGTATACAAAGCTCTGTGGCTGTTATTTATCGCAAAGATAATAATTTAGTTGCTAATATAATTATTTTATATAAAACTTTTGTTTGAACAATTATATTTAGTATATTTGCGGTAAATAAAACCCTATGATAAAAGTAAAGACAGAAATTTCGGATATTGAAACGGAAACGGTCAAGGAAGCCCGATGTCCTGTTTGCGGACGTCTTCTGATGGATGTGCGGTTTGTGAAAGGGGCTTTGATTGTGAGGGTGAAATGTCCGAGATGCAAGTCTTACATAAATGTTGATATTGTAGGGGTAAACAGCGCGGAATAGAGTAGAGGTAGCTTATTTGATTCATAACCAAAATATCGTCGGCTCGAATCCGTATTCCGAACATAACATATTAATTAAAATAAATAGCCTAAGAGCTGTATTGTGGCAAGACCTGCCATGATGCAGCTCTTTTTGTTTTTAACAAGATAAAAGAACATGGAAAAAGAGACCCTTTTGAATGGATTTAACCAACGTATCGGAGAACCTGATGCGAACGGTATGTACGGAGAAACCGGAATTTCCGGCAGGACTTTGGACGTTTACTTAGACCAGATTCTGCCAGACATCACGGATGATGCTTCTGTGAACGATGAATTTTACAACAAGCACGTGGCTTTCCTGAAGGCTATGGGAGGACAGTTGCGGCATGAAAATGCAGAGTTCGTGAAAAATTACAAGCCCAACACACCACCATCTACTCCTCCTGCACCTCCGGCAGCAGGCGCAAATGACGATTTGTTGAAACGGCTTGAAGCATTGGAGAAAGAGCGTGAGAACGACAAGAGGGCCTATGCCGTGAACTCGCTCCGTGAATCCGTTGCTAAGAAATGCGAGGAATTGAAAGTGTCTAACAAAAGCTTGTGGGAAGATTCCGTGAAAGCGGTACAATACACCGATGGAATGGATGAATTGGCTATGCTTGAAAAAGCCAAACAAGTCTATGAAAGCAAACTGAAAGCCTATTTCGGCGAAGGTGCAACTCCTTACGGGGGCGTAAGTACTGGAGGAGGCAATGACGGTAAGAAAGTGCTTGACAATTTCTTCGAAAGAAAAATCAAGGAGGGGAAATTCCCCCGTAAACAGTAACAAAAAAGATAGTATGGAAACTTTAGGAAATTCATTCAGGAAAAAAGAAGAGTCCTTCGGTTCGGGCAAGAATATATGGCATGAAATCAAAGGAGCATACCCCTGTGGTGGCAAAATCACCAATATTTCGGATTTTGTTTCACAGGGAGTGATTCCATCTGGTTCAATGTGCCAGTTCGACCAAGTGAAGAACGAAATCAAGATTATCAAGTCTGCGGAAATCAAGTTGACAGATGGAGGCGGAGAAGTAGAACCTAATACCATCAAAGGGCTTTTGCAAAATGATGTGTATGTAAAGAGTGATACGACTTTCGCTACCGGCAGTGTGGTATTTGCCGGTGAGATTTATTCTGACCGTTGCGCAGAGAAAATCCCGGCAGAAGTATTTGCGGCATTGCCAATGATTGTGCCTATCAGAGAGAAAGCAGATGATGGAGTTTTATCACAAAGAAAAAGATAAAAGATGAGAACTAACATAAAAAGTTATTATGAATTGCTTGACGCAGGACTGGGCTCTTGCACTTTCCAACAGTTTGTAGATCGTTTTCAAGATAAATACAATCTGTTGCAAGCTGACGGTTTTGATTGGGACCCGGAAATTCAGTTGGATTATACTTATGAGCAACTGATTGCGTCATTGGGAATCGCTACACTGCCCGTCTATGTAGATGTGGATTCAGAAGGACTTGACAAGTCTTTGGGAGAGTTCAAAATCGGTTCAAATAAGATTCCGACACAAAAGCAACGCTATCCGATGAACGCAAAGATGCTGCGTGAAAGAATGTTGATGTACCAACGCTTCGGAGAAGCGTCATTGACAGGAGAAACCATTGATTCGTTACTGGAACTGATGTATGAAAGTACAGACAAGTTGTTGGCCGGAAACCGAAATGCCATCACCCACCAGCGCATGAGAGTGGTATCAACGGGACAATTTACCATTGATATGGAAAACAACCCTCGTGGTATCAAGGGACTGACATTTGACTTCGGCATTCCGAGTGCGAACAAAGAAACTTTGAGCGGGGAAAAACGATGGTGGAAAACAACTGAACACACTCCGGCAAACGAGGGTACAGATGCAGATCCGTTGCTTTACCTGAAGAACAAACGTAAGGAAATGCGCAAGAAAGGCTTCCCGAACGGGCATTTTGAAATCGCCTCCGACCTGTTCGATGACCTGTTGACACATACCAAGGTATTGCAACGTATCGGACTTGCCTTGTATCCTTGTGCTTCTGCTACAGACCCGGGAGCAGCAGCACAAGGATATGCCACCAACATGACCGATGCCGCCAAGCAAGCAGCTATTGAGAGTATTATCGGTTGTCCTATTGTGCCGCGCGACAGTATTGCAGCCGTGGAGAAATTCGATGAAGCGAGCAAAGCTATAAAACCTGTGAACATCGAAAACTTCAATCCGTTGAATGTCTCATTCGTGCCGGATGGTATGATTGGTACAATCAAGAGTGTCAAGCCACTGGTATTCACTGATGACCCGACACAGAAAATCGCATGGTTTGACGACGGTAGAACGTTGATTACACAGAGATTTGAATCAAAAACCAAGTCCATGTATGTTGAGAGTGAAATGGCGGTGCTTTGCGTTCCGAATATGCCTCAATATATGTGTGTTTATACGGTTACTGCGTAATGGAAATATATTCTCAAAATACAGGAACAAACACGACCACGATAGAGGAATATCTTCGTGGTTGTGTAGGGTTTGAGGTTTCAGACAGTGCAATTTCAACTATCCTTATTGACAGGGAGATTGTTCCGGGAACGGATATTTCTGATATTAATAAGCGTACAAGGGACTTGTGCAAGGCTGATCTATATATGTGGTGCGCATCCACTCCGAGTGTAACGGGAAGCGTGGAAGATGCGGACGGGGAATGGAGGCATAGAGAAGGCGGTACGCAAAGTTCCGCATACGACAAGCGCAATCTCCGTCAAATGGCGAACGATATATACAAACTGTATGGCGAGAATGTGGTTAAGTCGAGCATGAAGATGAATTGTTTTGGAATGAGGCTATGGCGAAGAAAGTGTTGAATCCGAGATTTCCCCATACATGCAGGATTTACCGTGTTGAAGGCGAAACGTCTTTTGAGGACGGGAAAGAGGTCGTGTTGTACGAAGGCGAGTGCCGGAAATACATAAACAGCACTTCAAAGACTGATAATGTCGTGAAAGGAAGTTACGCATTAAGCTTGCCGGGTACTATCGGTGGAATTGTGTCGGGAGATTCGATAGACGTTACGGATAGGAGTGGCTCTTATTTCCAATGTATGGTTACTGAATGTTATGCTGGAAACTTAGGCACTACGGTTTATTTTGATATGGCTAAAGGCTGATGATATGGGGAACAACGCTTTGGAACTGATAAAGGCTAAAAAGGTTATGCAAAATATTGTAAGCGGCCATATATACGACATGCTTGCAAAGGTTTGCGATGACTTGTTGGCGGACGCTGTGGTATCAAAGGAATTTCAAGGATTTACCGGAAACACACAGACATCATACGCTTGCGGTCTTTACATTGACGGAGTATTGAAATACTATGTTAATCAGAAAATGTGGGGTAGAAGTCCGGTTAGGAAAAAAGTTCCTAAAGGTATAAGAGTATTTTTGAACAAACCGTATGAGGGAAATCCGAGGGCTGTAACAGGGCGTGTCGATGTGGATGATTTGTATGGAAAAGATTCATCGTTTGATTTTCTGAAATCATACAAGGGGTTTCCTAACAAAAGTTTCGGCATAGTGATGACTACTGGAACGGAATACTCTGGATATATAGAAAGCGTGCATAACCTGAATGTACTTACAGACACATTTCAGAGGGCGAAACAAATATTGTCTAAGAACTTGAAACCGATTCCATGACAAAGAAATTCTACATAGGAGAGTGTTTGCAGGTAATTTGCGGATTGCTGACCGACGTGAGTGAGAACGTGTTTTCCGACCATCGTCCGGAAGCTAAAGGCAAGCAGATGCAGGATATGGTGGTGGTATCTTTGCCTGTAACGGTAAATGACAATAATGTGCAGCAAGACACGGTAATAAGGTTTGAGCTTATGGCAAGAAACAAATCCACAGGCATAGCCAATATTATAAGACTTCAACAGATGCTTGACACTTTGACTGCGAAATTTCCAATCGTTTCAGGACGTTATTCGTTTGTAAGTCCTACGGTCGTGCTGAAAGGCAATGACGGACTGGGATATACAGTTTGGAACGTGCAGGCAAGGCTTATAATCAATACAACAGATAATTATAACTTTTAAAAATTAATAGTATGGCAGGATTTACGGTTACGACCAAAAAGGTCGATTTAAGACAGATATTCAACCAAGCCAGTAAGATTTACTATAAATCTTCCGAAATCAAGTCCACAGACTTGTCGGGAGCTTCGTTAACGCTTGATATGGAATTACCTGTATTGGGTGAAGGCTTTACTTTTAATTCGGGCGAAGCGGAAACTACAAACATTCGATTGACAGATGAAACGATTTGGGTGGCTCGTGTAGATAAAGGAGACCCCGACATTTCCATTCAGGTAGCCAGCTTTGCAGATAAAGTAAATGAGCTTTTCTTGAATAAGGTTACGGCTGCGGCAGTTGCGGATGCTTCATCCCTTATTGACGGGAAAACATTTGCCGGTTCGGGTTATAGCCTTTCCCCGAAAAAAGCGAAAGGAGCATTGCTTGTTGTCAGTCAGGACGAGGAATCAATCGTTGTTTTGCCGAGCGTGGAAATGTTCGGTTCACTTGTGCTTGCCGATGGTGATAATCCGGCATACTTCAACGTGCCTATTACCCCATTGGAAAATTCGGAAGGTGTAGAGATTTTCATTCTTCAAAGCACAGCACCTTCATTATAGGATTAATAAGAACTGAATGATGACAAACGGAGTGGCGGTGGGTGGATTTGCTCACCGCCATTTTTTATTTATCTGAATATGGAGAAAAAGATAATAGAGCCGACAGAGAAAGATAAAAAAACACTTGACAGCATAGTGGAGAATGCAAAGGACTATGTGGAGGTAAGAGGTAGGAGATGGGGCGTGCGATGGGTAAGAAACCGTGCGAGAAGAAAGGTTACATCCATTATTAATAATGAAAAGGACGAGGACAAGGTGGTGTTCAAGTGCGCTGCCGCCTTGCGCCTTAACGGGTTCTTCAAAATATTCTTATTCTACTGGATATTGTGGCGGTGGTACTATTATGTGAAGCAATACAGCGAGGAGGAACTTGTGCCTTTCATTGACATGTGTAAAAAAAAAGTTCCAGTGGAGGGGTACTTGATAGCTACCATGTTACTGACCGGGATGAGGGACGACACGATGAACATGACGAGGGAGGAAGTAAATCGTATCCTTCGAGAACGTACTGGGGGGCAGCGTGGGCGTTAGGCGAGAAGCATCCGTGTCTTACTGCGCCTTTGAAACTCTTTTGGGGACTTGTGAACATCCCGATGTGGGGGTACTATGACGGATATACGGCAGCACAGATAGAGCTTATGGCGATAGACTGTCCGATAACAGTGTATGACAGGAAAAATAAAAAGGTTGATAAAGGTAAGCCGTCTGCATTGAAAGTGAGTGCAGAACGTATAAGAGAAATGGAAGCGGAATGGAAGCGCAAATACGCTAATGGCACAAAGGTTAAGTTTGATTTGTCTAATTATGAATTGAAGCGATAGAGTATGGCTAAATTAGGTTCATTATTTTTTGACATCGGTTTGAATGACCGGACAGAAAAAGATTGGGAGAGGATAATCAAGAATGTAGAGAAGAAAGGCGCAAAGCTGGGTATAACGATTGACGAGAAGAATCTGCATTCACAAATCAGCCAAGCTTTACAAAATAGGAAATATACGATAGATTTAAGCCTTGCGATAAAGGATAACCAGCTTGAAGCAGCCATACAAAGAGCTTATAGCAGAGTATCGGGTGCGGCAGGCTCTATGGCTGGCAGCATACGTCCATCCCGTGAAGACCAACTTATACGCGCCGGAGCTTATGCAAGTTCCCAGCAGGCTTTGGAGCGAAGCCGTAATGCACTGGCGGAACTCAGGGAAGCAAGATTGAGGGATGCGGAAGCGGCAAGACAGCAGAAAGCGGCAAATGCGGAGTTGAATAATGCGATGGTAAAGACAAATTCCATAGCATCACAGCTTAGGAATGAGATACTTGGCGTTTACTCCATATATACAATACAGAACTTTCTAAGAAGCGTTATAGAAATTGGTGGAGAATTTGAAAAGCAACAGATTGCGCTTGGAAGCATACTGAGAGATGCCGGACAAGCTACCGAGATATTTAGCAACATTAAAAATTTAGCCGTTGTATCTCCGTTTGGAATAAGAGAACTGACCGCATATACCAAACAGCTTGCAGCTTTTTCAATACCGTACAATGAACTTTATGATACCACGAAAAGACTGGCAGACATATCGGCAGGTCTTGGCGTTGATATGAGCCGAATTATCCTTGCATATGGGCAGGTGCGAAGTGCAGAGTTTTTGAAGGGTACTGAATTGCGTCAATTTACGGAAGCAGGTATTCCTTTGATTCAGGCTTTGGCGGACAAGTTCACTGAATTGGAAGGAAAAATCGTAAGTGTGGGGGATGTAATGGATATGATAAGCAAGCGAAAAGTTTCTTTTGAGGACGTGAAGGATGTTCTTTGGGAAATGACTGAAACTGGAGGAATGTTCGACAATATGCAGGAAGAACTTAGTGAGTCGCTTGCCGGAAAATGGAGTAACCTTAAAGACGCATACGACATCATGCTTGCAGATATTGCGGAAAGTAGCAATTCTATTGCAAAAGGGATGATAGAAGGGCTTACTGATGTAATGCGTAACTGGGAATATCTTATACCTCTAATTGTTTCGGCTGCATCCGGGTTAGGAGTTTATAAAGCTTCACTTGTTGGGCTTAATACACTTCATGGCAAGGAAAATGCTTCCATTCTCAAAAATGCTATGTTGTTAAAACAGAAACAGGTCAATATACTTCGGGTTGCACAAAGTTATCGGACTTTGACACAAGCTGAACTGGGGGCTATTGTATCTTCGGGAAAAATGACAACAGCAGACTATCGTCAGTTGGCAGTGAGCGGACAACTGACAAGAGAGTACGCTTTAAGGCTTATAGCACTTGGGAAGCTGAAAGCAGGACAAGCAGGGCATATAGCGCAACTTTTGCAGATTTCACGTGCGGAAATGGCGGCTGCTTCAAATGCAGGTAAATGGAGAGTAATGCTTTCTTCAGCAGGCGCATCAATCAGAGCCATTGGAGCATCCTTGAAATCGCTTATGTTTAATCCGTTTACAATAATATTTGCAGGACTTTCAGTCGCTTTGGAATTATATACTTCATGGAAGCAGAAGAATGATGAAATGAAACGCAATATAGAGGAATTAGCTCAAAAGGCAAATGAAGGCTATAAGAATATACATAACCAGTTAAAACAGTTTGACAAGATTGAAGTTGGGAAAATAAATGATGACAGTCTCATTTCTTCGATAGAACAGATTGCAGACACATTAAAAAATTATTCTCCACGTTACAATGATATACAGAAAGAGTCGGATGCAATCGAGGAACTTGTGGACAGATATAAGTATCTTTTAGACGCTTTGCATGAAACAGAGGACGCTTATAAAATACTTGAAGATATAAAGGATATAAGTGAAGATGCAAATGCTAATACGGACGGATGGTTTGACGAAAGTTTGCGTGAGAATATGCAGGACTATTCTGAAGCATTGCAGGATGCGCAGAAGAAGCTACGTGATTTGAGTAAGTATTCAATCAATATCGGAGCAGCTATACAAGAAGCCGCAAATTCAGATGAAGGATTTGCAAAAGCTATTTCTGGGAAGACACTTAACCAACAGATAGCATTATTGATGGATTATAGTAAAGCGTATGGAAATGTTCTTAATTCTCTTTCAGGTAAGATTGAACGACCTGCATTAATTGCATATTTTGACGCTGTACGTGAAAGTAACGCAGTATTTAAGAATGAGGTGTTACCTGACGTGGAAAGTTATTCGGATTATATAAAAGAAAGCCTTGAAGCGGAAGGATGGGATTTCTCTAAGCTTACGAAAGCACAGGAAGATGCACTGAGAATGGCTGTTGTTGATTTTACCAAAAAGATACCAGATATTACAGAAGAAGCAAGAAAAAAGATTGAGGACGAGGTCCTGACCGTGAGGTTTAGACTTTCTCCGATTATTGAGGATTATGATGCAAAACCGATACTTGGCAATTACGCAACGCTGATGAAATCCGTATCAGGGAATCTTTTTTCTGATAAAGAGTTGAGTAGCGTCCATAGTGCGGCTTCTGCTTACGAACTTTGGAGTAGTCGCATGAAGGAAGCGGAAGAGGAGCTTGCATCCTTGAAGAGGATGAAAGAAAAGGCGATGACACCTGAACAAAAGGATTATTATGAGGCTGAACTAAAAGCATCGCAAGCTCAATATGATGCTTACAAAAAAGTCGGTGATTTGCTTTTTAATGAAGAAAAGAAAAAAGAGAAAAAAGGCAGGGATGCGATAGCCGACCAATGGAAAGAACGAATAAATTTAATAGAAAAAGCCATTTCTACCTATAAGGAATGGGCTGCATTGGAGGGTAAGGACAAGGCATATCAGAGGGTGCAGTCCAACCAAACTTTTTCTCCTGTGCTTTCCTATATCGGAACAGCAGAAGATATTTCCGACCCAAGCAAGATTTGGGAGAGGGTATTGAAAGAGATTCCGAAGGATAAGAAAGAACTTGTAATGGATATTGGCTTCAAAGTTGAGAAAAGCAATCAGGACAAGCTGAAATCGGATATTGACAAGTCTCTGAAAGATGTGGAGGAACATATTAAAAAGACAACCGAGCAGTGGAATCTGTACAAGAATCTTTTGCAGTCGGGCGTTAGCGGTGATGTGGCGATGCGTCTTTCTTTTGGTGGTGATAATCCGTTTGCCAATATAGCGGAACAGTATAAAGCTGAAATAGCCAAAGCTTTGAAGGAAAGCAAGACCACTATAAGCATGGAGCAGTTGCTTGGCATGGATGAAAAGAGCATGAATGCAGCTTTTGGTGCGGAACTTGGCGGGGAACTTGCCAAACTGGTGCAGGAGTACAAAGACGCAAACGATGAAATCTACCATAACACGCTTACGAATGCTGCAAAGCTGATTACGCAGAACAGAAGCTATGAAGACCAGATTATTGAAATAAAACGGAAAGCAAATGAGGACATTAAGAATCTTGAAGCACAGAGAGCTAAGTTCGGAGATGAGACGACTGACAAGGCTATCGCACAGCGCAGGGTAAATGAGCAGAAGGAGATAGGCGATGTAAGGTTTGAACAGTTTAAGAATACGGACGATTGGGAAAAGGCTTTCGGGGATTTGGATAAACTTACAACCACTACTATCAATAGGATGATTGCGTCTTTCATTGCTTTTCGTGAAGCACAAAGACAGAATCTTTCGGTTGATGATATAAAGAAGTTATCTGACATCATCGAAAAAATGCAACGAGAGGTAACTGCCAGAAATCCTTTTGAAAGAATAGCACTGGGATTCAAGAATCTTAAAGCAGCGAGAAAATCAGGAGGTGATACAAAATCAGCTTGGGCTGAAATATCTGACGGACTGAAAGGTGTGGAAGGTCAGATAAACGATTGCGTGGGTGCTGCTGGCGATTTGCAGGATATGTTTGACAGCATAGGCGATGACAGTTTGGCTGATATGATGGGGCTTTTACAAGGTGTAGGTAGCGGAATAAGTAATCTTGTGGGTGCGGCATCTTCGTTTGCTTCGGGAAATGTACTTGGTGGTGTTACAGGTGCGGTTTCGGGCATAACCGGTATCATTTCCTCGATTGCCAATTTCCATGACAAGAAACTCGACAAGGCGATAGAGCGCAGCGAGCTGAAAGTAAAGCAACTTGAAAATGCTTACAAGAATCTTGAACGCACAATAAATAGACAGCTTGGGGCTATTACTGAGCGGCAAAGCAGAGAAATGCTTTCCTCTTTGAAAAGACAACGCGATGAACTGGAAGAACAAATGCGGATGGAAAGTGAAAAGAAGGATTCCGATCCGATGAAAATTGAAGATTACAAAGCTCAGATAGCAGAGTTGAATGATCAAATCCAATACTTCTACGAGGATTTGATGAGCGAACAGTTCGGGATCGACTTGAAAGACTGGGCTTCGCAAATATCTGATGCAATAACGGAAGCATTTTCAAAGGGAGAGGATGCAGCGAAAGCTTTTGATGATACTGTGGCAAATATCATGCGTAATATTGTCAATGAAATGTTCAAGATGACTCTTGTTGAACCTGCCTTAGAACAATTGCGTGAAATGCTTTATGGAAATGCAAACATGACGTCTGAAATAGACAAGCAGATTGATGCATTACATATGGAATCGGTTAATACTTCTGATAGAAATAAACGTAATGAAATAATGCGAAAAATACAGGCTCTACAAAAAGAAAGGAAGAAATATGAAGGGGTTTTATTGGATGGAGAACTTTCTGAGGAGGATATAAACCTTATTGCCGATTCATTTGAAGACATGAAAGAAAAAATTCCTCAATGGGAGGAGCTTTGGGACAAGATAAATGAAGCAACAGGTGGAATATTAGACCAAACGGAAGAGGCCAATGAAGGGCTTTCAGGTGAAATGCAAGGAATAACCGAAGATACCGCAGACTTGCTTGCAAGCTACATTAATGCCGTGAGGGGTGATGTAAGTCTTGAAAGAGGATATATTGAAAAGATTGCCAATGAAATGTTTCCGAAGATGTCCGTTATTGCACAGGCGCAGCTTACACAATTGGAACTTATCGCAAGGTACACGGAAGCGACTGCATCAAATACGAGCCGTAATGCAGATTTGGTAGGAGAGATAAGGGACATTATCAATGGTGCGAGAGTAAATAAGGAAAAAGGATTTTATATTAGATGATTATGACAGATTTAAGTAACACATTAAAGAACAAAGCCATATTGCTTGGCTTGTGTACAGACTGGACTAATGCATGGGGAGATCCGGACAAACAAGGGCTGATAGACAAATATCTGCACGGAATAGACTTTTGTATCAAACATGATTATCCGAGTGTGGAATTTATAAAAAAGCACTTTGAAAAAGAATTGCTTCGTAAAAACAACATCTTTGTGGATGAAGATATACATGAGAGGAATCTGAATCATATTGCTGTATTTAACGGAAAATGTAGCGGTATGCTGATGTTTGACGGATTGTCTTGCTGTGATTTGTATGCAAGACATGATTCTGTGTTGACTATAGATTGCACAAGGATGAGCAAGGTTTTTGTTAACTTATATGATAATGCAAAGGTAAGAATCATTCAGAAAGACATTGCTTCGGTATATGTGTACAAGCATGGTGATAATTGCTGTGTGGAGTATGAAGGGGAAGTAATGGTGAGAAATTCGAATAAATAAAAAACATTCACACATTGTTGTAAATGCAACCAATATAGAGTATATTTGCATAAAGTATAACAGCCACAGAGCTTTGTATATGCGGATTAGTCCGTATATGCAAGGCTCTTTTTTGTTTTAAGATATGGAATATACGTTGCTTTTCCAAAAGTCAAAGATCGATTCTTCTGTTAAGGATAGCCTTGTAGACTTCGGTATGGTCTGTACGGACATACCTTTCATGCCCTATGGTGAAACTAAAGAATTGCCGAAAAGGGATTGGGCTGATGAGGACGGAGAAGATACATATATTCCAGACAGAATACCGTTGTCCGCTTTTGATTGGGAAATCGGAATGGGATATAAGGGGAATTTGTCTACCGCACAAGGAGCGTTGAAAACGTTTACCGATTACCTTACTGGAAAAGACGGAAGCGGGGCAGAATTGAAAGTATATTCTCAGTTTACAGGAATTGGTAGGAAAGGTATATACTTCAAAGGAATAAGTGATTTTGATTTTTTTAAAACAAACATAGACGAAGTTGTTACATTCAAACTGCAACTAAGAGTTACAGACCCTACAACTGATGTGGTTTTGACAAAGGAGTGATTTATGATTTGGAAAGTTTATGACAAGACTGGACAAACGGTGCGTTGTGAAATTCACAAATTGGAGTACAATGGCACATGGATGGGAGAATGCTTTGTTTCCGCAACAATAAACTCACCCACACCGATAGATTTTGCCATTGGAGATTATATTGAATATCGTAACGAGCGGTTTGAGATAAACTATGACCCTTCTGCGCTAAAGAAAAGCGCGTTACATACAAACGGTGAATCGTTCGTATATGATAACGTAAAGTTCAACAGCCTTTCGGATGAACTTACACGTTGTGATTTTTTGGACTATGTAAAAAACGACAATAACATACATTTCACATCGCTTCCCAAGTTCAGTTTTTATGCTTCATCTATACAGGATTTGGCAGACAGAATCCAAGTGAATCTTGACCGTATATATACCGGAGAAAAGAAGTGGACGATTGAAGTTCATCCTGAATATGTAAGCAAAACAGATGTAAACATATCTGTTGACAATATCAAAGTGTGGGATGCACTTGCACTTGTTAACTCGCAGTTTAAAGCTAACTTTATTATTCGTGGTAGAGTAATTACGATAGGCACGGCTGGAATAGCCGTTGATAATGTATTCATGTATGGCAAGGGGAAAGGGCTTTACGAGATACAGAGAACGGCAGAATCCGACCAGAAGATAATTACCCGTCTCAGGGCTTATGGAAGTACGAGAAATCTTCCGGGAAGATATTATGCAACTTTGGTAGATCCAATTATTGAAGCACCAATAAAAAATGTTACTTATCCTGAAGATAGGCCGTCTATTGCCTATGTTGAAATGGATTTTCCTTTGGTATTTGAACATTCCAATTTGACGTGGGGATGCTATGTGGGAGAAAAATTTTATAATATAAAGGCGCCAGACAGTAGTGTAGCTGAAAAATACAAGAATCAAGGAGAAGTAATACCAGTTGATTATAATACGGATAAGGATATTCTGAAGCCCGGCGCGATAATAAGAATCGAGGGTGGGGTAAATGGAGAATTTGTTCCTCGTAAATATAAGAAGCCGTCGGGGAGTTTAGTGCCTAATAATATGGCTGTAAATAATCTTATGCTTCCGGGATTCCCAGAGACTACGCTCGATCCTTATATTGACAGTAAGAATATTGAAGAGCTTGGAATAAGAGAGGGTACTGTATTCTTTGATGGCTCGGATGAGGAACATCCCGAAATTTATCCTTCAATGGAAGGAATGACCGCAGAGGACTTGAAAGAAGCTGGTGTTCCTGTACAAGCGGAGGGGAATTTGGATGAAGTGGTGTCCGCAGAACAGATTTCCGATAACGGGCAGCCGGACGATGAAAATAAAATTGAAAAAGGAACTTTCACTGTAACCCTTAAAGATATAGGATTTGACATAAACAACTACCTTTCTTCAGGAGTTATTGCTACTATTTCCATGAAAAGTGGTGCTTGTGGTGGGCGTGAATTTGAGATATCCAAATGTGAGAAATCGGGTAATAATTATGTGCTTACTTGTAACAGAGTAAAGGATGACAGTCTTAACCTTTATTTCCCTTACAATGATTATAATATACAGCCGGGAGACAAATTCGTGCTTCTAAATATTGATATGCCGGATGTGTACATAAAGGCTGCTTCCCAACGACTTTTAGATGCAGCTAAAGAATATCTGTCAAAGAATGACTATGTGCGTTATTCTTATGAGCCGAAAGTGGATGACATATATATGGCACGTCAGCACGATGAAGCGATTGCAACTGGAGGAACAAGCATTCATGATACTATTAAGGAGGGGGATGTATTTCTGTTTAATGACACTGATTTAGGTATTGACGGAAGTATTACTATTGACTCTTTGACAATAAAAGAAGGGGAGAGTATTATTCCTCAATATGAAATAGTTCTTCGGGAAGAAAAGGTTGTAGGCACTATTCAGAAGATACAAAATCAGATTGATTCTATTGCAGGAGGGCAAGGTAGTGGGGGATATAACGCTCAACAGATATGTTCCTTAATTAAAGCTTATGGGGAGTTGTTTTTTCTTTCAAAAACTAAGCCCGATAGTACCAACTTCCTACTGAAACTTTTGGGCGGTGCGGAGTTCGGTGAGTTCATAGACAGCATGCTTGCCGGTAAAGGTGCGGGAATTTTCCCTGACGGACGTACCCAAGTAGAAAGACTTGAAGTGCGCGGTTCCATGACTGTAATGGACCTTATCATCAACCGGATTCAGGGTATGGAAGCGGACTATTCCTTTGCCGAGATTGGTAAGATTTCCTACGTGGAGGATTTGGGAGAAAGCACCTATCGCCTGACAATCGAGAAGCGCACTGACTTCGATTTTATGAAATTCAAGGACAATGATGTGTGCTTTTCCATTATCAATACTCTGCTTATAGGTGGTTCTGACTATTACACCAGTTGGATGCGTATCATTACCACCAATACGCAGGAGAACAGCATTACAGTATCACTCTATCCGGATAGCGAAGTGCCGGGCGGTACCAACTATCCGCCTGTAGCCGGCTACAATCTGACACGTAGAGGTAACAGCACGCTTCCCGAAGCTGGAGGATTCAACGAACGGGCACAGTCATGGATGCTTTCCTCACGGGAAGGTCGTATCATGTTCTTGGCTAATGTCTACAAGCCGATATTGGAGGATTATAACTATGCGCTGACCATAGGAAAGTTGCCGAACATCAAGGCGCTCGAGAAACTTCCGGTGACGACCAATGATGTGGGTATCGTGGCGCAGAC